ATCACAAGGCAATCAGTTTTCATTCATCAGTCGTGTAATTCCTGACGTTAATTTCAGGGAAACTACTGACACATCTACGATGAATTTTATCTTGGAAACAAAGAACTTTCCGGGCCAAGTAGATCAAAACTCTTCTACAAATGCGGTTGCAAAAACGGCTGCAACGCCCATAGACCAGTACACAAACCAATACTTTACGCGGTTGCGAGGCCGCAGCTTTACGTTAAAGGTGCAGTCCACTACGCAAAACGTGCTTTGGCGATTGGGTGTACCGCGTGTTGAAATAAGACCAGACGGGAGGCGCTGATGGCTACACCTACTCCACTTCCGTTTTTCCCTGTTGCGCCTTTGGACTATGACCAACGTTATCTTAACGAAGTTGTGCGGTCTTTCTCCACTTTTCTAGCGCAGTACAATGCGTCTCAACAGAACAGTGACGAGAACAAAGCTACCGCAGTAGGGTGGTTTATGGGATAATGGCAAATGTTTATGTAAACGCAAAAGTTGATCTTACAACAACGGACGTGACAACGCTTTACACCTGCGGTCAGTTTGCTACCGCGATTGTAAAATCTATTCTTGTTTCTGAGGACAGCAACAACGCAGACACGTTGACGTTAACGTTAACCAGCGGGTCAGATGTGTTTAGTTTATACAAGGACAAGGCTGTTGGGGCCAAGGGTACAGTTGAGTTATTAACGGCACCGCTCGTGGTTCAGGCAGATGAAATCTTAAAAGTCACGGCAGGGACAGCAAACAGGTTGCATGTTGTAGCTAGTGTTTTAGAGATTACCTAAATGGGTTAGGGGTTTTGTTTCACAATGATCGACCCAGTTACAGCATTTGCCGCAGCTAACGCCGCTTTTAAAGGTGTAAAAATGTTGGTCGGCGCAGGCCGTGAGATGCAAGATGTAAGCCAGCAACTCGGAAAGTGGTATTGTGCAGTTGCAGATATTTCTAAAGCAGAGACACAACGCAAAAATCCTACATGGTTGGACAAAAAAACTCAAGGTTCCGATAACATAGAGCAGCAAGCTATGGATATCGTAATCCGCAAAAAGACCCTGATTGAGAAAGAAAAAGAAATTAAGTTTATGTTAGATTATCGTTTTGGATTAGGCACTTACGATGAAATGCTTGGCATGAGGCGCAAGATACGTGCTGAACGTGAAGAAACGGTATACCGAGCTATGGAAGCAAAACGTCAAATACAAAACAATATGGCTATAGGTGGGTTATCGTTGGGCATCATTGGTGCATTGAGCGGTGGTATTTACTTAATTATTTTGGCTACTCAATGAATGAGGCATGGGTTCTATATTTTCTTATTGTTTTTATAAACGGCGATTCATTTATGTTGGAAAACAACCAACGCTTTGAAACAAAAGGCGAATGTTTGATTGAAGGTATGCAAAAAGGAAGTTCTATTGTAGAAAACATAATATTAATGTCAGGAATACCCGCTTCAGGACAATTCACTTGTAGTAGGGTTGGGGTAGATACATGATGTTAATTGCATCTGCAATTGTAGCTGGTTTAGCTAGTCCTGACTTTGTAACTTGCCAGTTGGCTAAACGCACTAAAATACAAGATGAAATGGTTTGTATTTACAAAGGGCCAAATAATACGATAGGTTATCACTATCCGAGTTTTAGTTTCAAGGAATGTCCAAAACAGTTCCAATGCCGATACTCACCCGATACTAAGCGGCGTCCGACTGTTAAGGAAATAATGGAAGGCTTGCAAGGGGGCTTTGAATGACAAACGCTTTTGAGAAAATACTAGAATACAAAATTTTACCGCGTTTTATGATGTTCACCATGACAGTAGTTTATGTTCGGTGCATTGAGTGGGCGCTTACACAACCCGATTTGTCTACACAACAGGCAAGTCTAATTTCTGTTGTCACAGGCGCAATGACAGGCGCATTTGCCGTATGGTTGGGGTCAGAGAAATGATAACACTATTAGGTAGCTTATTAGGATTTGGCAGTTCATTTCTGCCAGAGGTTCTAAATTACTTCAAGGCGAACCAAGCGCAAAAGCATCGCATGGAAATGATGCACCTTGAAACAGAACTAGCGCAAAAGCGTTCAGAAATGAAGTTGGTTGAGTTGGATAAACAAGCTGACATTGAAGAAACGAAAGGGTTGTATTTACATGACAGTTCTATCGACGCTGGAAGTTTTATCAACGCCTTGCGTGGGTCCGTTCGGCCCGTTATCACTTATATGTTTTTTGCTTTATTCATTGCCACAAAAGTCGTGATTATGGTGAAAGTCACACAAGCTGGCGGTGATTGGATGCAGGCGGTTGAACTTATGTGGGATACAGAAACGGCTGGATTGATGAGCGCAGTGTTGGCTTTCTGGTTTGGCAATCGGGCTATATCTAAATATGCGGGGAAATAATTATGGGTTACAAACTAAGTAAACGAAGTCTGTCTAGGCTGGAAGGCGTAGATGAAAGACTAATTGGTATTGTGAAGTACGCCATTGGCGTTACGAAGCAGGACTTCAGTGTGATCTGCGGGTTGAGAACAATAGAAGAACAACGTTCTTTAGTTGCAAAAGGGGCTTCGCAAACCATGAAGTCAAAACACATCGACGGTAACGCTGTTGATCTTATGGCTTACTGCGATGGCGGCAGATGGGAACTCAACCTATATGATGAAATTGCAGATGCTATGAAAGAAGGCGCAGAGGCTGTGGGCGCAAAGCTGCGTTGGGGCGCTGCGTGGACGATAGATGACCTTGGAGCGTGGGAAGGTAGCGCAGAGAATGCTATGAACAGCTACATAGACATAAGACGTTCACAGGGGCGCAGGCCGTTCATTGATGCGCCACACTTTGAGCTAATGCTGTGATATGCACGTATTCGTTCTTATGGTCTATCTGGGCTATGGGGATGACCGAACCTTGCTGGGTGAGGATATGTATTTCCACCGTGTTGACTTCTGTAACAAGGTGGCAAGTGAAGTCGTTAAAAGGTACAGTACGCACGGAATAGAAGTAGAAGATAGGGTTGTTGCTTACTGTGTGCCAAAATATCTAAATCAGGTGCCTGAAAATGTTTATTAACCCGAACAATTTAGTTTTTTTAAAAAAAACAATAACCCCTACAAATGTTCGGGTTTGTATGCTAGAAAAGCAAACAACTGAGGTTACGACATGATGAACAGTATGCAAAACATGGGTAGAAACGGCGACACACGCATGGCGCACGTAGCTCCCGGTGAAATGGTTGTCCCCCGTCAGGTCATGCAAAACAACCCACAAATGGCGCGTGGCATAGCGTCTGCTATTAGGTCAGAAGGGGCTGATCCTAGACGCTACATGGTTGGTACACCGCAGAACAGCATAAACCCAAACACAGGACAGCCAGAGTTTTTTCTTTCAGGTCTTCTTTCAGCAGGAGCAGCGTTACTGGGAAGCAACGCTGCTAGGGGTGCGTTGACTTCTTTGGCTCTGCGTAAGCTACAAGGTAAAAAGGCTGGACTGCGTGAGGCTTTGATCGGTGGCATTTTAGGCGAAGGCATAGGCGGCGCTATGGGTAAGGGTACGTCCATAGCCAACATGTTTGGTAATTCTGAAGCTGCATTAGACTTAGCTAACGCCCGTGATAACTTTGGCATGTCTGACATGCCTATGAGAGCCTCTAAAGGATCTACTGTAGGCCAAGCACTTACAGATCGTCGCTTCAAACCCACGAAAGAACTTGTTCAAACAGCCGCACGGCCCATTGTAGACCCTGTTAAAACCATACCGCAACGTGTGTTTAAAGAAGATTTAATGGGCATTGGCGAGTTGGCTTCATCAGTGTTTCCTAGCCTGAAAGACGAAGAAAATATTCTTGGTAAGCTGTTAAACACAAAAGCTGGTGAGGCATTGTTGTTTGGTCTTGGCTCTCAGGGGTTGTCAGCATTATTTGATGACGATGACGAAAGTGAAGCTGAAAGAAAAGCAATCTTAGCGAGAGCCAATCGTCCATTTGGTCATGGGAATTATGTTACAATGAACACGATGAGGGAATTAGCCCAAGGCGGTGAAACAACGCCTGACTATTTCCCGCGTAGAACGGGCGGTATCATGCCAAGTGAAGGCTCTGGTACAAAAGACGATGTACCCGCTATGCTAATGGCTGGTGAGTTCGTACTAACGAAAGACGCGATAAAAGGTCTTGGTAACGGTAATCAGCGTCAAGGTATTGCTAAAGCATACGATATGCAAAACCAGCTAGAACAAAGGGCTAAAACATGAGTGAAACCTATGAAACCATTCAACGCCGCCCTGAGTATATTGAGCAACGGGAACAAGCCTTACTAGACAAAATATTTGGCAGATACGATGAAGAATCAGAATCTTATTCTGGTGGCCTGTTAGACGCAGAGGCGTATCCAGACCTGTTTAAAATTCCAGAATATAAAATGGCTGGTGAAACTGACTTAGAAAAGTCTATTTATGGATCATTCGATACTGACCAAGAGCGACAGGCGTTCATGGATCGGTATCAGCCATATTTTCAAGACGCTCAAGGTAACGTTAAATATTTTCCTGAAGCGGGGTCTACAGTAGGTCAGGGTATTGGCACGATAGGCAGTGCAATAGATGATTATTTTCCTCAAGCCGAAACTTATATTGGTGGCGGCACAGGAGCTTATGAAACCGCTTCATTCGACCCATCTACCGCAGTATCGGATTATATGGACCCATACAAACAAAGCGTCATTGACGAGGCAATGAAGCAAATTGATGTTCAAGGCGACAAAGCTATGAACAAAATGAATGCAAGTGCTATTCGCTCTGGGGCGTTTGGTGGTTCAAGGGCTGCGGTTCAGGCTGGGGAAACTCAGGGACAAATCCAAGATAGCAAGTCCAGAACTATAGCCAACATGCTGTCTCAAGGTTATGGTCAATCTCTTAATGCTGCTCAAAAAGCTTTTGAAGCTGAAGAGGCTCGTAAATTAAGTTCGTTTGAAGCCAAACAAAAGCGTAACTTAGAAGCTGGCAGGCTCACAGGTGGTTTGGGTCAAACAGTCGGTGGTCTTGGTTCTAAAATGGTAGATGCAGGTTCTGCTTATGGGACTTTGGGTGGTCAAAGCGCAGATGTAGGGCGTGTTTATGGAGCTATGGCTCCTGCGGACATGGGCTTTATGTACGGTCTAGGTC